CCGCTTCCTGCGCGCAGGTAACGGAACTTGTTCGCTTGACTGAGGCCTACCACAACCCCAAGTCTTTCCTTTTCAACGCCGCAGTCGGTATGGTGGCCGACCAACCCTAGCGCCGGTGGAGTAGGCGCAAGTGCGGACATGATACACCTCATAGTTTTGTATGCAAGGGGGTAACTAATCTACATACCAAGTAAGGAGAATGACGGTCGCAAAGAGCGTCCCGAGCACTAGGTAGAAGAGTTCAATCACGGTGATGATACCTCCAGATGATTTTATTATACGCCGCTGAGCACAGGATACGCCACATTCGTATCATCCGTCAAGGACCTTATTTCACTCACGCTTCTAGGGGTTTTTGTGCAGCGGCGGAACTTTGTTACCCCTAGATTGCCTCTTCTGGTTTGCCTTCTTGAACGCCGGGTAGCGGGGGCTGTTGAGGGCGATATGATACTCAGCCTCTTCCGGAAGCATGTAAATCAGCAGCAATTTGATGTACGCCTTAGCCCACTTCTCTGTGTGAAATGTGTCAGTCCAGATGTGCGCCAACTCATGAAGCGCAGTGTCGTGGTCCTTGGAGCAAAGCGAGATAATCTTGTCGTCAAGGTCGGCCTCGCCAAGTTCGTGGTGGTCCTCAGTCCACCCCCGCCTCGCTGGGACGTGGTGGTGGAAATTCAATTCCTCAAACTCAATGTGCTGCTGTTGGGATACAACATGAACAAGGCGAACAATCGGCAACCACCGCGCGCGCTCGCGCTCGTTCATTCCTTTAGGAAAATTTACCTTGAAGTTGAGGTTAGAGTACTTGTCCACGAGGTTATGCCCCTGTCGCTGGTGCGTCCCAAACCTTCTGCACTTCCTTATTATGCTCTTGGACGCTTTCGTTTGTAGGAATGCCCTCGGGGTATCTTTCATCTGCCATCTGGCTCATAGCAAGAAAGTCAAACTCGAAAGACATTTCTCCAACGTGAACTGACTTACCAGTTAACTTCAGCCAAATATCATTCCCCATATCTCGCCACGTTTGACAGAAGTTGTAGTCCTCGCCAATAAACAAGCCCTTTTCATCCTTGGCATAGGAGAAATACTCATTCATTGGCTCTGGTGCGCTGTTTCCCTGCATGCCATCACCGTAGAGCGCCTTTGCCTCTTGGCCGTTTGAGATCCCCTCAAGCATCTCCGGAGCCTTTCCGGCAGCCTTCATCTTGTCGAAGACGCTGCGCTTGAGAAGCATGGCTCCAGTTGCCACGTGCGCAGCGCGCACAAGCCCGTGAGGGACGTACTCGGCAGGAATGTCTTCTTGCTCATTGGGCAGATTAAACGCTGGCGTTGCAAGCAGGGAAGAGAGTACTCGCGGGTTGGTGTTCTTCAGACCCTGAACTGCGTCGACCGCACGAGCATAATCAACTACGCGCTTGGAGTACGGAATTGCGGAAAACTCGACATCGAGTGCGGCTAGGGTGAGGATGTCCTCTGCCGACACGCCAACATCTGAGTCCAGGAAGAATAGATGGGTTGCGTTGCCCCTCAGGAATCGATCAACGCAGCGGTTACGGGCGGTTGGAAGGATAGAGGAACCCACTACTGTGCCCCAGGAAAAGCCCACGCCGTTCATGATGCACGCGCGCTGAAGGGCAATAATGGTCCCGATGTACGAGTAGGCAAACTGCCCAGTAAGGCTGGGGGTATAGACCGTAATGGAGATCTTTGGCCTTTGACCAGCCTGGGGTGCGGCCTTTGATGTCTGCTGCTGGCGGAACTGGGTCTTGCTCTTCTTGCTCACGGTACCTCCTATAGGGTGGGTTGTCCCCGCAATCCTAGCAAACGCCAGAAGTTTGCGTAAGGTCTTACCCATAGAAACATTACGCTATAATGCCCAGATGGAAAACATGACCTGGGAAGAGATTCCTGGCTGGACCAACTTTCAGGACGTTTACGACACTGCCGTCAAAGAGGCGCATGATGACGCCGTCTTTGTTGAGGTCGGTACATGGATGGGCCGTAGCGCTGCCTATATGGCAACAAAGATCCAGGAGGCGGGCAAGAAGATTCGCTTCTTTGCGGTAGACAACTTTGAGGGAAGCCCCGGCGAAGATGTGCACGCACAGGCGATTACCGCACTCAGGGAGCAGGGCACAGACCTGGAAGGCGCCTGCCGTAAGAACTTGCAGGACTGCGGTCTTGATAAGTACGTAAGAATTGTGCGCGATGAATCCTGGATTGCCGCTGAAGGCTTTGCGGACGGAAGCGTTGACTTCTGCATGATTGATGCAAGCCACGAGTATCGCTTTGTGAAGCGCGACATCGAGGCATGGCTGCCAAAGATTAAGCCCGGCGGCGTTATTGCTGGGGACGATCTAGATGAGCCTGGGGTTAAGCAGGCCGTTAAAGAGGTGTTTGGTGACAAATGGATGAGCAGCGGGAAAAGATGGCCGTCGTGGATTCACCACGTCCCGAAAGCGGACAAGTAGAAGAACTTATTCGGACGTGCCTAAACTGCGGAAAGCAGATGGAAGAGTTCAAGTGCAAACTTGTTTGTGAGTGCGGGTACTTTGCCTCGTGTAGCGACTACTACTAGGCGCCGACGTCTACAAGCAGCCAAGTAGTAAACGCCCCAACCTTGCTATCCACAAGAGAATAAATGCATGTGGAAACACCGTCTGTGGCAATTGCCGATGGCAAGCCTGCCTTCTTCTGGAAAGCATCTACGTTTTCCTGGACAGGATTCCCTTCGTGCTTTGGGTGGGGAAGGCTGTCAAACTTTCCGCCGGCGCGATGAACGATTGGGACGCCGTATGTTTTGCAGCGCGCGTTTAGGTCGTCATCCTCAAGGCCCCAGCCCCAGTAGTCATTGCTGAACCCATTGATCTTTTTAAACGACGTTCGATCAAACATGGTGACTCCGCCAAAATAGTCTGCGTACGGCATCTTCCCCTCAAATTGAGATGCAGCAGTTGCCAGGTGTGTGGCACCGTCAGCCTCTGCGTAGTTCACCTCGACAGGGAGCATGTCAACGTCGTGGAACACAACGTGAGAGTACTGACCCGACTCTAGGAACCCGATGTTGCACAACTTGCCACGATTAAACGGGGCATCGCCCCGCTGCTGAACCACAAAGATGTGCGCGTCAATACCGCGCAGATACTCACGCATGTGGGGCCGGAAGACGGCGAGGTGCTCTCCGCGATCTCGGTAAGGGACAATCAAAGCAAGACTCATGGGGGGATTTTAGCAAAGGAGTGCCAGGTTGGGGGAGGCGACCCAACCTGGCACAGAGACCCGGTTGGCCGCGTCGGGCACGCGGCACTAGAAGCCGTACTGGTCTCTGGTAGCAAACCGTACACTAGTTCGAATCCTTGCACAATAAGGATACATTTTGCTATGTTAATGTTATACAGAAAGGGGAACATATGACGCGCGGCAACACTCCAAAGGCAAAGTCAGCGTTTGGCCTTATGGGCAACGCTGATAAGTATTACGTTGTCTATGAACCCAGGGACACCTGGGATCAGGAGCCATATTGTTTCTATGGGGAAAAATCCGAGGACGAGGCCTATGCTTCCCCAATCCTTAGGTTGTCGTTCGATGAGGTACGATGGATAATGTCAGAAAGAATCCTTCTCCTCGGAGGAGACCAAAACATTTAGGGAGGCCAAATGCCAGCAACGCTTGCGAATGTCCCGCCAATCTCTTGCTATGTGCGCAAGGAGTATCTGCGTGACCATCAAGATGGTCACGGCGAATTCACGCCCGCCTACTGGGTTACAGTAAAGGGGCTGCGACACCGCGCCCTGTACGTTGAGGCATTCCTCCCAGAATATGGCGCGCTCTTTGACAAGTTGCCCATCAGCGCATTTGTGCAAAAGCCAGAGACGCCGTCCCCAGACCTACCGCTCGGCCTGTTGCAAATGTGGGATGTCAACTCAACACACCTTGCCGTTATTGAAAAGACTGTTCTTAAGTACATGCCGTGCAAGTACCGCGACCAGAATGGCGACTGGCACAAGGGCACGTACCTCTTTACTGTAGACATGATTCAGACGGAGCCAAATGAACTCGACAGCGACTGGGGTTCTTTGCCTGCGGAACACAAGTCCTATAACTTCATCCGCCTAGATAACGGTCAGTTTGCAGCACAGCCAAATAACCGAGTTATCTGGATGGACGAGTCAACGGTTTCTCGGACACCAAAAATTCCTGACTTCAAAGTAAGCACGCAGGTTTACACTGCAGAGGGCGACCGCTTTGGTGGACTTGGTGATCTTGACTCTTGGTCCTACGACCGAAAGCCAGAGCCGCTTGTCAACCTGAGGAAGCAGGAGGGCTGATGCCAGGGGAAAGTAATTTCCAGACGTTTCTGTGCTCAGTTTGCAAGAAGGAGCGGCGGATCGAGGGACCGGGTGAGCGCCGTAAGGTCTCTTACATTGAGACCAATGAGCCGCCTACGGAGCGCCCTGTCTGTTTTAACTGCATCAAGCGACTAGTAAAGGCAATGTCCAATGCCGAACGGTGAGGCGTGCTCCCACGGAGCGGTCCATAGCAACATGCCGAAGTTAATGAATTACCCATACACGCGCCGAGCGGAATGCCTTGAGTGCTGCTGGATTGAGTTAATCGAAGCGCACGGCGGCGAGGAGCCAAAAGTCATTATCGATAACACCAGTCGGCGAACGGATCACAAGTGGCTTATTGTTGGCGTCGGGTTTAAGAGCACGGGCGCAACCCTGCACGAAGCAATTCGCGTTGCGGCAGCCTCATTAAAAGTTGGGAGGGCTAATGTCTGAGCAGGAAACGTTTGAAGAGGTCTTTGAGAAGATCTACGGCGAGGCGTGGGACATCATGATGCAGCGCCAGCGCAGGTACGGACCAGAGAACATCCGCAAGCAGGGACTCCATGGGGTTACGACCAGGATTGGCGAGGATAAACTGTCTCGCATTAAGAACACCCTTCGTGGCAAGGTCATTGCCGGAGAGGTTGTGCTGGACGAGATGAGCCCGGAAGACCTAGCGGTTGCCGAGGACGCCTTCTTCGACATCGCAAACTACTCTTTGATTTGCATTGCGCTCATGCGCAAGAAGTGGGGTCGCCCAATGAAGCACGAAGTTGTGGAGAAGTAAGATGCCACGCATTGTCCTTGAACTAAGCGATGAGGAAGCCAGCATTGTCTACAGGGCGCTTGTTGAGCAGTTTAAGGAGTGGGTCTTTGGTCGACTTGAGAAGGGTGTAGACGAAGAGAGCGACAGAATGCTACGGCTTGCAGAGGGTCTTGCATCCCGCCTCGAGGACGCCCTTACCGACAATTCAGGCATGCGAGACATCATTAATAAGGCTATCGACGACGCTGATAACGTATAATCATTCCGAGGCAGAAGGGATGACGCATGACTGGAAAGATGATCGGCTTTTGGCATAGCGCGTTTCATGCCACCTTTGACGACCTTATCGACAGGGAGCCCCACGCCTCAGAAGAGGTCATGGCTGCAACCATTGGCGGGCTAGTGACCGCTCACCTTCAGGCTATCGCCGCATCCCCTGCCGTCATTGCGCTGATTACTATCGACGAGAACGATGTAATCATTGCCCAGATTGTTGCCCAAGTGAACGGCACAAGAAAGACTGTCCACTTCACGGCTGCCGACGAGGAGGAACTTACTGCCACCTCTGCCTCCTGGGCGCGGCAGGTCATCAAGGAACTGACGGATGAGCGGTAAGCGCGACGAACGGCTCCGCAAGAAGTCCGAGGAGCGGAGGGCAAGACGAGCAGTTCCGCGTAGCCCATACAAGGACACTGGATACCTAGCGGCCCTTGCCGCCCATGATCGACTGGCCAAGACGTTCTTTGCAGGGCTACAAGACCGGAGATCGGGTAAGATTCCCCCCGAAGAACTCGTTGCCCGAATGTCCTACCTTCGGGGTATTGTTTTTGCAATCAAGGTGCTGAAAGAAGAGATGAACAAGGAATGAGTCCGATAGACCGCTTCATCGAACTGCTCAAGGAGCGCGCGGGTAAGTGGCTGTCTGAGGCGGAATTGTTGACCATTATCCCCAGCCAGGAAAAATTAGATAAAGAGATTAGCGCGCTCAGGGGAAGCGGGTGGGACATTGCCGGGCGAACCATTCAAGCCCCTACCGATGTAGAGGGTGGAGTTACCATTCGTCTTGTTACGCAATATCGCTACACGCCACCACGCGCCACAAGGGGATGGCTATGCACGCGCTGTTCTAATGTGTATACTCCCGTATCAGGTGAGACATTCGGCGATTCCACAATCGATCCGAGACACCGGCAAGCAGCCTGCTGGCGCTGCAAGAAGAAAACATTTTGGAGGCTAATCGATGAGCAAGCAAGTAGTGGAAAAGATTGACGACGTTCTCTATGCAGACGGCTGGGAGGACTGCCTAGTCGGTCACGGGAACATCTTTCATGGCAGCGACGGACCAAAGATTGTCGCTATCTATGACCGCACCAAGATGGTTGCGCGCATGGCCAAGGAGATGAAGGAAGACCAAGTTAATTCTGGAGAGCCAGAAGCCGAAGAGGACAACTTTTGGTCCGATGCAGATGAGTACATCTCCTTCAACGTAGAAGGTGCGTTCATCCAGGCAGGAATGCCGGTCTTCGCTTCGTTCTCAACTGACGTTGAGGTTGTCGAGGGGTATTAATCCTCGTACCCATTAAGTCGCAGGGGCATAGTTACTGCCCAGATAAGTGTCAGGACGGCGAGCGTGGCTCCGATAAAATTTCGGGTATCGCCTTCAGGTAGAACGACCCAACCGACGAGCAAGCCGAAGACTGTCCAGGATTGCCCAACTGCATCGTTGATTATTTGCGCTAGATAAAACTTCAACTTGTCCATAGTAGATCCCTTCTGACCCTCAGGCCATATTACTTTTTGACTGTACCATTCCTTTGAGCGGATTTCACTGACGCCTTTGTCTGCGTCTTCGCTCGTGCACTGCTCCCATTATTTTTTCCGCTACTACTCTTTGGTCCACCACGGCGCGTACCCTTGCCTGCGCCGTCGCCACCACCGCCAGACCAGCCACCACTTGATGTTGATCGGGCTGCTGCTACTGCTGCGGTTGCAATTTGCGTCAAGATAATTGCGGGGATAACAGTTTCTCGTGCTACTTCCCGCTCCTCTTCCGTGATTTCGTTTCCAAGGTTGGCAACAGTATCTACGGCGGCACCTACCGCCTCAGTTACTGCTTCAGCAACTTCTCCTACTGCTTCTGCAGCAGCGGTTACCGCTTCACCAACGGCTTCGGTAACTGCTTCTACGGCAGCGCCCGGATCAATTGGTCCAGGTGCGTCAGTAGGTACAGGGCTGGGATCAGCAGAAGGGGCAGGAGAGTCCGTAGGGGTGGGCGTTGGCTCGGGCGTCGGCTCGGGTGTGGCAGTCGGGTCCGGTGTCGGTTCATAGGTCACCTCTGGGCTTGGCGACGGCGCCGGAGTTGGTTCCGGCGTAGGCGTCGGGGTTGGCTCTATAGAAGGCTCTGGCGTAGGGGTAGGAGCCACGGTAGGGCTCGGCGTTGGCGGTTCTGGGGTTGGTTCCGGTGTTGGTTCCAGGGTTGGTTCCGGTGTTGGTTCAGGCGTTGGCTCAGGGGTCGGTTCAGGAGTTGGCTCCGGAGTCGGGGTTGGTGTCGGCTCCGGAGTTGGAGTTGGTTCTGGCGTCGGTTCCGGTGTTGGTTCAGGTGTCGGCTCTGGTGTTGGTTCAAGTGTCGGCTCTGGTGTTGGCAGAACGGAAGGAATAGGCGGTGGAGAAATCTCTGGCGGTGTTGGATCAAGCAGTAGGGGAAGATTAGTGACCAGTTCGTAATGGCCGCCTACTGGGAACGGCTCTTCCGGGTGCATGCAGCCAGAAGAGTTGCATGGACCATATCGACCCGCACGGAGTCGGTACACCGCTGGCTGCAGGTAGATACTGATTGAAGACGCGTAGGAGACGCCATTGTCATCATTGACGGCAATCATCAATCCCGCTTCGTCATACAGCCACAAAGCGGAGTCAACAAAGTGACCACCCTGCTCTGGTCGCGGGCACCAGAGTACTTCTGGCGTATCGCATAGAAAAGTAATTGCGGTAAAGGTTCCGGGCTCACTGACCACGACGAAGTAGTCCATGGTGTGGTCTACAATTACGGACTGATTTGATGCCCGCACAAATGCCGGCGTCATATAGACCGCAAGGGTCATCACAATTAGCCATATAGTGCAAAGTAGGGTCATTGTCTTGGTGCTCATGGGTCTCCTTCCCACAAGCATTAAACAATACGGAGATTACTTACTCAACGAGCAGGCAATCTCCGTTTTTTACGCAGAAAATCTACTAAATTTTAGGTAGATGCTTTCGGTGAAATTCTACCCACGCGCTAGAACGCTTTGCGCCAACATAAGAAATGCTCTTTATAAGAGCAACCTCATTGGACATGACGGGCTCTTTGCACTGGTGGCAGACCCGCGCAGTCAGGACCGGCTTTGCTGCTTCGCGCTTAGACTTGTTGTTCTTTACTCCAGCCATTTTCTATCCTTCCAATCAGATGATTTGATCTGCGCACGCCGCGCAGTTGTGGAGCGGCGGGCAAACACCGGGCTCAAAATCAGCAACTCCAGCAGGGGCAACTGCAATCTCGTGGCAGCATTGGCAGACGTGGTTATCAATCTGCTGGTACAGGCTAGAGATGGTTTCGTTCTGGGTAACCCAGTTGTCGGTCTTTGGGCTTGACCAATGCGGCACATGCACGCCGGGAATTGCCTCAAGAGCAGCGGCAATGGAGTCAACGGCATCTTTAATGGTTTCAGCAGAGCCCCCGTGGATCGCGGCGATAGCATCGGCAACAGCCGACTCATCTTCGGGCTCATAGTTGATGGCGATAGTAATAAGCGTCTGTTCCATAAAGTCTCCTTATGTCTTGATAATATAATACAACAATTGCTGTTTCGGGTCGTGTGTTACGTGGGCATGCCCGCCAGCGCTTGCAAGGGCGCTCATTGTATGGCTGTGGGCGGCATTGATGCCCATGGAGGTAGCGTCATCTGAGGTTCCCGTACCACTGGCGTGCGTGTGTGCAGCGTGGGAAACCGTCCCCTCGTATGAGGTAGTGGTGCTTACGTGGTTGCTGCTTGCGCTGGCGGAAGCAAGGGAAATAACGTGCGTGTGTCCATCCTCGGCAACGGATGAGCCGCTGAGCCTAATTGTTCCCGAGGTAGAGTTTGCTCCACTAGTGATGGAATGCGTGTGTGCCGAGCCTGCGAATCCGAACACGCCACTTACAGCATGCGTCCCTTCCGTGGCAGATCCAGAAGTCGCAGCCGTTACGACGTGCGTGTGGTTTGCGGCATGGTTGTGGTAGCCCGCAGTAGTCATGCTTTTTGTGTGAGATGAATGGTCGCCATTAGTCGAGTGGCTAAATGAATCGTAGAACTGAACCCCAGAAGCAACTCTCCAACTCCCAGGAAGCCCGTTATGATCTGGCGCAGTTGAAAGCGAAGACGGAGCCCCAATAAGCCAATAGTCATCGTAGTAGGGAAGGTTGAACGTTGTTGTCCCGTTGCCAACACCATAATTTGTTCCAATAACCGCAAACAAATCCGCATACGTTGTCCGTGAAACCGCGTCGCCGTTGCAAAGAATCCAACCAGATGGAACATTGCTGTGAGACCCAGCCCACGATGTAACCATCCCAGGCTCCCCAGAGGAACCGGATGCCGAGCCGCCAATTTCTGCCCAGCCCGTGCTCTTGTACACCTTAACTTTCTTAGTAGTTGAGTTGAAATAAATTTGCGCAAGGCTTGGTGCCGACTGGTCGCTTGATGCAACTGGTAGCCCAAGTGGCGAAACAAACTTTACAGACATCTTATGCCGCCTTAATAATATAGTGGACCTGATAGGTTTCGTAAGAGTGGCTAGTGTGCGTATGCGAACCGTTACTTGATGGTGTTGCCGTGTGGTTATGCGAGGCTGGAGATGCGGATGCTGTATTCCCAGAACTAGCAAGGTCAAAAACAGGGCTATGCGTATGTGATGCATGTGCCTGCCAAGATGAGGTTGTAACGGAGTGGCTGTGCGTGTTTGTTGACACCGTTGGGGCCGTATGCGTATGCGCCGTTGACGCCCTTGTCGTTCCGGTTGCAACGCCAGAGCCAGCAGCGCCAGACGCAACAGACGAGGTGTGGGTGTGGCTCTGTCCGGCATTTGACGTGTCTGAATATGTATGACCAGTAAAAGTGATTGCCCCATCAGATGCAGTTGCGGAGTGAGTGTGCGCGTAGTCATGCTCTGGCTCGGTAAACGCTGTGTATGTTAGCGCATGCGAGTGCGTTGCCGCATCCCCAACATGCGCAGCAACCTCACTGGCATCTATGGTGCCCTGGCGAAATGTTGCCGTGTTGTCAATGTTTCCCAGTAGGTCAAGTCCCGCCGCCCCAACAACCTGATACCCCTGAAGGTCCGGAACATTAAACGTTGTTGATCCATTACCCGTCCCAAACCTTGTAGAAACTATTGAGAAAAGACCAGAGTACGTTGACCTTGAAACCGCCTGACCTGCGCACACAAGCCAGCCAGATGGGGTCGAAGCACCAAGCCATGGCTGAATAGAGCCAATGGGCATGTCAATTGACGAAGAGCCGCCCAGAGATGACCAAGATGTTCCGTCATGGATTCGGATAACAGCATTCACGCTGTCGTAATAAATTAACCCAGCGCCAGAATATGTAGACTCAACATTTTCCTGCGTGGCAACTGGCAACTTAATGCTGGAAAGAATCTTTGTCATGTTTTCACCAGATACCAAACTCTTGCCCTATTGGCAGAGTGATTGTCGTGAGTATGTGCTGCGGTTCCGTCTGCTGCCATTGTTCCGCCGTGCGTGTGCCCGCTCACCGCTCCGGATGTGTTGGTGTACGAAGGAACTGTTCCGCTATAGGTGTGGCTATGGCCGCCGCTAGTGCCTACGGACTCTGTGACCGTATGCGAGTGAGCATTGCCCCCAGAGATGTCCCCCACCGTATGAGTATGGCTTACCGCTGCGGCAGTTTCATTGGCTGAAGTTGTAGACATAGAAATGGTTCCGGAGGAGGCTCCAAGATCGCCAACCGCGTGGGAGTGCCCATCCGAAGATGTGGCGCCGACATACGTGTGGGTGTGTCCGCTTGCCGCAGTTTGACTAGAGTACGTGACTGTTGTTGAGTGATTTGTTGTGTGGGTGTGCCCGCCCTGAGTGTCATCCGTAAACGTGTGCGTATGCGCTGCGTTGTCGGACGAGTGCGTAAGCGCAGTAAAAGGATCAGCAGACCCGTATGTCCAGACTTTTCCGCCAGAAGTGTTGCCAACCGCAACTCCAAGATTTGCGGATACCGCACCGACAAGGCTAAGCCCCCTGAAATCTGGAAGGTTGAACGTTGTCGTTCCGTTCCCAACGCCGAAATATGTGCTGGTAATGGCAAACAGGCTTGAGTAGGTGGAGCGGGAAACGGCTGTGCCGTCACACAGAAGCCATCCGCTTGGCGGGGAGGAAGGGGAGCCAACCCAGGTTATGACCGAGCCGGT